AGTTAGTAGTGTTGCTGGCTTTCTGCTTTGCAATCCGTGTGTAGTTTATATGAGTTTTCTGCACACGGGTTTTTAGTTTGACAAAATGAGAAAAGTATGTTATGATATATCCATAGTCAGCTGAAGACTTAAAACAGGACAAAACAAAGGTTCAAAAACTTATCTATACAAAATAACTTGAATTAGGAAGTCTTTTGATGAACCTCCTGAGAGCAATCTCGGGGTTTTGTCAAAGGACTTTTTAGTTTATAAAAATAATAAAATGACATACAATCAAGCATTTCCAAAATTATATAGAAAGTTAAAACAACATAATATCACTTATAATTCACTTACACTAATTGATAAACTAAAAAAAGTAGAAGAGAAGTATGGTGAGATTAAAGATAGCTACTTAGATGTTATAGTAAATCAAATATTAACTAGTAAGAAAGAAATATGAAAGAAGAACAACCAAACTATTATGCAATTATTCCAGCAAACGTAAGATATGCAGATATACCAGCACAAGCTAAATTATTATATGGAGAAATAACCGCTTTATGTAATCAAAAAGGTTATTGTTGGGCTAGTAATCAATATTTTGCTGATTTATATAACTTACATAAAGTTTCAATTAGTAGACTTATATCAATTTTAGAAAAAAATAATTTTATAACAATTCATACTGAAACAGAGAGGGGGGGGTTAACAAAAAGATTTATGGGGCTTAACAAAAATGTTAATACCCCCCTTAACAAAAATGTTAACCATAATAATACAAGTATTAATAATAAAAATAATAAAAATTTTTTTGAAAAAAAACAAAAACAACCATATTTTATGAACAAACCGATGACTAAAGATTTGAAACAGGTTATATTTGGACAAAATGATTTGAGAACATTTGCAGGTAAGAAAGAAGATATAGAGTGGAAATGATATTTATTGACAAATTATAGTACTGTGTAGTATATTAATTGCAAACAGATAATCATACAACACTATATGCCTAAAGCAAGAAGAATTATATTAAATATAAACTTTAAAAAAACTGTAGCAGATGAAGTATTTAGCAGAAAATCAATTATAATTGAGTTTAAATCAATTACAGAAGCAGAAGAAAAATTAGGAATAGACAAATCGTTATTACATAAATTACTTGAAACAAATAAAGAACTAGAAGGGATATTAGCAATTGTAGAAGGAGATATGGGATTTATAGATAAGACTGAAAAGACTGAAACAGAGACAGCTAAAGTAAAACAAAAAAAAATGCAAGAGCATTTACAAAGAGTAGCCAATTACTGCAAAAAACATAAAGTTAATTATGTTAAAACTCTAACCCAATGTCCACTTTGTAAATTAGATGAAGCCAAAACTAAATTCAAAATGCTATAATATAAATAATTAATTTTTATTTATTATGGCATTACTAAAATATCCAAACAAATTAATTGTTACAAACGCTCCTACTACATTTCTTGCAAATGATTATTTAACTACTGGACAAGCTAGTGTTGTTGTAGATAATGCTTCTACAGGTTCTGGTTATGCTTTTATTGCAATAGAAAATATTGCTAATGAAAAATGGGAAATTATAAATGTTAGCAGTATATCTGGAAATACAATTAACCTTGCTGCTAATACTGCATATACTCATCAAGCAGGTGCTATAGTCTATTTCTTAAAATATAATCAAATTGAATTTTCTTACTCAGCAACTTTAGGTGGTGTAAAATCTGTACTTGCTACAGTCAATATTGCAGGGTCAGATGAATATACTCTTTACGAAGACACTGCATACGTATCTGGATATGCCCACACACGCCTTAAAAATTCCGTCTCTGCGACGTTTTCTGCCTATTCCTCTGCTATTCCCTATACTTACTCAAAAAAGAGTGCGAGAGAGCTAAAAACTCTTGCCTTGTTAGAACTTAATGAAGAGAGCTCACCTTCTATCACTGATGAGTTTGTATTTAGATTAATTAATAAAGCTGAGTCTGAAATTGTAAACCTAAGAAAAAAAGGTAAATGGGCTTGGCTTAGAACTCATAACTATGCTTTAGGTACTATAGCTGCTGGTGGTTGGAGATTAGCCTTACCTGCAGATATTCAAGATAGAGAATCTGATGAAAGTATTGAAGAAGTTAAATTTGGAGCTGGTAATAATTTGCAATACTTGGGTCTTAAAGACTGGAATACTATGCTTTACAATGTTAATTATACTGAGTTAACTGCTAATATATCTATTGGAGCCACTACAATTTCTGGAGTATTATTTGCTAACTTCCCAGATGAAGGTACGGTTGAAATAGGAAGTAATGTAGTTAAATATACTGGTAAAACTAATACTACTTTAACTGGTTGTACTGGAGTTACTACTGCAGTTACGGCTGGAGCTACAATATTTGAATCTGTTTCTAGTGGTAAACCTAGTTATTATACTATTCAAGATGGATATATTTATGTCTATCCTATTGTAGGTGAGCAACAATCTGGTAAAGCTCTAATTATGACTTATTATCATACTCCAAAAGTTATTAATACTGGCTATGATGAAGTGTCTGTACCTGATGAAACCGCTATTGTAGATTATTTAGTTTGGAAAATAGACGCTAGACTTAATGCTGGTGGTTCAACTACTGGTCAAATTGCTTATCAGTCTTTTCTAACTAAAGCAGATAGAATGCGTCGTCAAGAAAGTTCTGGTAGAATTACTGTACTTAAACCTCATATTTTTAAATACAATACCAAAATCCAATTTAATGATGAATTATAACTATGGCAACAGAATCTTATAGACAATTTGATGCAGGGATAATCTCACCTGAATCTATTGCAAGAGATAAAATTAAAGGGTCTACTCAAAACTCAGTAGCTTTTGCTTATAATGTAGACTTTGATAGTACTATGGGTTATGTTAAAGCTAGAAAAGGTAGCATTAAAATAGGTGCTAGTATTTCTGGAGTTACAGATATTCAAGGTATTTCTGCACTCAGAACCTTCTCAAGTAATATATCAGTTATTGCTACTAGTAATGGCACAAATTCCAATATGTACTATTGGAACGGGTCAGCCTGGACTGCAAGTACTGGTTGGACATCAAAAGGTCTAGGACAGCACAGATTTGCTCAATTAGGGGGTAGTATATTCGTGGTTAATGGGGTTAATGATATGATGAGTTCAACTAATGGAGCTAGTTGGGTTACTACTAACTGTCCAACTTCTTTAGTTTTATCTTATATTACAAGATACAGAGGTAGACTTATTGCTATGAATACTAATGGTACAGTATACTTTTCATCTATTATAAATCCTGCTGTATCTCCGTTTATTACCTGGACTACTGGTACAAACTTTTTTAGAGTTAACCCTGATGATGGTGGATATGCTAGTGGGTTTGCTACTGTTGGTAATGTGCTTCTTATATTTAAGAATAATGGGTTCTATAGAGCAGATATTACTAATGAGTTTGTAGTACCTGATGATTTATATCAAGTTGGTGCTGTGAGTCAGGAAGCTATTACAGTTAGTCAAGGTCTATGTTATTTCTATTCTGGAACTTCTATTTATAAAACTGATGGGGCAGCTTATCCAGTAGATATTGGTAGGACAATCCAATATTATATTGACTTAATTTCTAATAAGTCAGATGTATATATGACATCTGACGAGCATTATATCTATTTAGAAGTTGGTAATTTAACAATAAATGGATTAACTTATAGCAATGTAGTGTTTAGATATTCTATCCGCTCAGATAGTTGGACTATATTTGGGTATCCATATAGAGTAAAACAAGTCTTTTATAATGACAAAGATAACAAAATTTATGCTGGTTCATCAAATAATATCTATGAAATAGAAGGTAATTATCTTAATGACAATAATACTAAAATACCTTATGAGGTTGTATTCCAAGAACTAGATGGTGGTATGCGAGGTATGACTAAGTCTATAAATAATAATATAGCTATTTATAGTAAATATGCTAATGGTTCTAGCATTACAATAACTAATGATGAAGGTAAACAAGATACAGTTGGTATAGTGTCAGAGTATAAAGTTGCAAGACCATTTAATATACACGGTAATTGGTTTAACATAAAATGGAGTGGAGTTGTAAATAATAAACTACCAATTTTTGAAGGAGTAGATATATTCTATGATAATAAAGGGATAAGAAAATAATATGGCTAGATTTGTCAATACAAATAATGCTCAACTACTAACACCAGATGTACAAAATAACCAGACTTCACCGTTTGCTCAAAGTTTAGTATCTGAAATTGTACCACCATCAAGGCTAGGTGGTGGTGTTATACGAGGTGATTTACAATCTGAAAATTATGTATCAACTGCTACAGGTTGGAAATTAAGACGAGATGGCGTAATAGAAGCTTTAGGTATCCAAATAGCTGGTAATTCTACAATAGCTGGGTGGAATATAGATAGCACAACAATATACCAGACAGGGGCAGTTTTGAGCTCTACAGGTTATGTTTCATTTGGAGCTACACCTCCTACTACTTATGGAAATAATGTTGGTGCTTGGGTAGGATTTACAGGTGGTAAAGCTAAGTTAAGTTTATATAAAGATGCTAATAATTATTTTCAATGGGATGGTGATAAGTTATTAGTTAAAGCTGCTAACTTTACACTAGATAGTTCTGGTAATATAACAGCTTCTAGTGCTACAATTACAGGAGCTATTACAGCTACATCTGGTGATATATCAGGGTCTCTTACTATTGGAGGGGACGCTAATGTAAAGATAGACGGTACAAATGACAGGATAATTGTTTCTGACGGTACAAATGATAGGATTTTAATAGGTAAATTGTAATATGGCTTATGGAGCTAGAGTAAGTAGGGCTGGATTTAATGCAAGTAACTGTGCTGATTTTGAAACTGCTTTTGATAGTAGATACCCTAATCTAAAAATAGCTTTTCAAGGAGCTTTTACTACTACTAGTTCTACATCATCACAAACTATAGTAACACATAATTTAGGTTATGCTCCTGTGTTTTGGTTATATGTAAAAGATAAATATGGAACTAATAATATAACCTTAGCTACAACTGGATACAGCCAATTTTTTAGGATAAATGGTACAAATTTAATTTATGATGGTGGAGCTGCAGACGTATTTGAGATATATTATTATATATTTCATCAAAGAATAGACCAAAATATAACTTATAATACAGTTAGTAATACCCCAACTACACCTAGTGGTTCTAGTAATGTTTATGGTATAAGAGTTTCTAAATCTGGTTTTGATGTTAAAACTGCTAGTCCTAAAGATTTAGCTTGGAGTTCAGAATATCCTAGCCCTATAATACAAAAAATGGTAACTGGAACAACTACAACTGCTTCTCAAACAACAGTTTCACACGGATTAAATTATTATCCACAATACTTTTTATATTTTTATGATGTATTTTCAGATAGTAGATGGCAAGTAGTATTTAATTCTTTTGATTTAGAATCTTATGCTACTACTACTGATATAAAATTTACATTTTATGGATTTAACCCTACTTATGATTATGGATTATTAATATTAAAAGACCCTATTAAAGTATAACTATGGCATACGGAATAAAAATATCTTTACCTACTTATAATGTAGCAACTGCTACAACAGAGCAGTTGGCTATTACTTCTGAAAAATCTATGCTTAAACAAGAAAGAAGAGGAAGTACAACTTATACATTTAGCGGTAGTCCTGCTAGTGCTACAATATTAACAGTTACTCATAACCTTAATTATGTACCTGCTGCAATATGTAGTTGGTACAGAAGCTCAATTAATCAAGGAGCTATGATGCCATTTTATTTTATGACTAGTGGCGGTTATGATGAACAAATATTTTTTGAAATGACTACAACTCAATTTTTTATTAAGTATGTATCAAATGACCCTACCCCTACAAATCGTAATGGACAAGTGTGGGCTTTTGACTATACTATATGGTATGACCCTGCACAATAAATTCAAAATGTTATAATAGGATAAATATATACGACTATGAAACAACAAGACGACACAAGAGATAAAGTACTTAGCTGGTATAATAAAGGTTTAGAAATTCAAAATACAGACTATAAATTGTTTGGTAATAGAAATTTAATTGACTATAAAGATGATATGACCCGTAGACTTAATGGGGATATATCTCATCTTAATTTAGATATGGAAAATCCTGTATCTTTTCCTATTGTTAGAAAAATTCTAAAATCGTATATCTCTAAAGTCGCTAGTAATCCTGTTGAAATGGTAGTAAAGAGTTATAATGTTAACTCTGGTATTTATAATAAAAATATTGCTGATGCTATTAAAACTTTATTAGAGTGGTCTAATGCAACTTCTAATCAAAAAAAAGCATTTACACTTAAAGCTTTTCAAGTAGCTGCTGAAGGTACTGTAATTGAGTATGAAGGATTCCACGATGTTAGAGTAAAACGAAAAGTATTTGACCATATTGATGACAAGGGTAATGTAGTTACCGTAGATAAAGAGCATATTTTAGAAAGAGGTTGTTATACTTCTATTAAAAACTTAGAAGATATTTTTATCTCTAACCCATTTGAAGAAGATATTCAAAAACAATCTTGGATTATAGAACGAGAGTTAATGGAATATGAGGTTGCTAAAAAGTATTATAAAAGTAGATATCCTAAATTCAAAGATGTAGAACCTGGTAATTATTGGAGTTCATCTAGTGATATATCTTATTATCGTGAAGATTTATTGCCAACTATAGAAAGCAATTATGTAGAACTATTACATTGTTATACTATTGATGGTATGTACTACCTATTAGCTAATGGAGTAGTATTATATGAAAATGTAATCCCATATAGACATAACAAATATCCATATTCTAAAACTATCCACGATGTATTCTCAGGTACACCATTTTTCTATGGACGTTCAATGGTAGAGCAAATTGCAGGTATAACAGATTCATATCAGATACATTACAATTTGATGATACAAAAACAGCAAATGTCTGCCAACCAGTTTATTATGACAGAAAATGATGAAGACTTCCTAGAGATAGATAGTACTAAAATGGGAGGTGTTTATCAAGTTAAAGATATAAATAAAATCAAAATTGAAAAGTTTAATGGAATAGACAACTCGGATATTGCTATGTTAGGTAGGATGGATGCAGATATTGAAGGTCTAGCAGGAAACCCAGCAGGAGGAGCTAATGCAATGACTCCAGGTGGAGGAAGGATATTACTACAACAAACATTGCAATTACAAGAAGAAGCAATGAAACAAATTGGATATTCTATTAAGTACTTAGAAGATGGAGAAAGAGAAAGAACAGAGTTAAGATTGTCCAATTTAATCCAATATCTATCTATACCTGAAAAGAAAATGGAAGATGGTATCATACCTTTAGTCTATAATACTATAAGACAAGAAAACCAACGGTTAAAAGATGGTAATATGGGTATGAAAATAGTTAAAATTGTTGACAATAGAGGGTCAAAACAATACAATGATATTGTGGAACAGTTAGATTTAGAAGAAGCATCTTTTGCACAAGCTGGAGTCAATACTGAAGCAACGGCAATTTCTGTAGAAGATTTGAACCAAGTTCAAAATATTGTAACAGTTATTCCAAAATCTAGTTATGAGGCAACTCAATCACTAGAAATGCAGAAGTGGATGCAGTATATGCAAACTAGATTAGCAGTAATGCCAGAGTCTAATAAACAGGAATTACTAGCTGAACTAGATAAAATTATGGATGTAGACAGCGATAGATTTAATCCTCCACAACAACCTCTCACCGCACAAGGACTAGCTCCATTGCAACAAGCTATGGCTCAACAAGGAGCAGAACCTACGCAAGAAACCTCTCAACCAGTAGCACCAGCAGGAGGTATTAATACTAGTTTTTAATATATCCTATGGCTAAATTACGGACATTTAATGCAGAAGATTTAGAATATTTGAACTTAGATGTAACTTATAAAGAAGAGATACAATCTTTTCTAAAAAGTTTATACGCTAAAAAAGAATATATTAGATATATGCACACCAAATTAAATGAATATCGCTCAGAAGTACTAAATAAACATACTCTTGAAACAGATAGATTCTATTATATTGGTAAAATGGAAGCAATTATAGAGCTACTAAAAGACATAGACTGGTCAATTAAGAAACCATTAATTAAGAAATAATCATATGAGTACACCAAGTGGAACTAAAACAGGTTTTAACCAAGTACGAATTGCTGAGACGTTGGAAGTGGATGGACTTGCTACATTTGAACAAGGTATATCTGCCCCAAGAAGTGTAGCCGCTACATCAGGAGCAACTAAAACAGTAACAGCTTTAGAAAGTGGAAGTATGTTTGTACAAACAGCTTCATCAGGAACTACAACTTACACTTTACCAGCAGCTACCGCAGGACTAACATATACTTTTGTATGTGGAAATGCTGGTGGTGAAATCCTTATTACTCCAGCAACTGGAGATGCTATTGTAACCAAAATTCACTCTGCACAAGATGGAACAGCATTAGCACCTGCAGCTGGAACTGGAATTAAGAATACAGCCGCAACAAACGTAGCTGGGGATAGTATTACTTTAACTGCATTAAATGATACAACCTGGTACGGAACATCTATTATTGGATTATGGGCAAGTCAATAATTGACATAATTTAGTAAGTAAGAAAACACCTTCGGGTGTTTTTTTATTTGCAAATAAAAAATCAAAATGTTAATAATAGTATATCGAGAGAAGTCTCGTAATATCACTTAATATGACCAATATGTCAAACGATACTATCGCAAATGGAAGCGTTAATCCAGAAGGTAGCAACGAACCTACAATCGAAGACAAGAATATTGATGTAACTCCTACTTTATCTGATGAAGAGTTGCAACTTCAAAAAGAGCAAGAGAAGCTACAAAATATTCAAAAAGCTTTAGAGCATACCACTCAGCAGTATGAAGCACTTAAATCGCAACTTCAAACTACAAGAGGTATGACCAAAGAGCTTAAATCAGAGCTTAAAGAACTAGAACAGGATAAAGAACCTGAAAGCTCATCAACAAAAGATAGTGTACAGGCAATTGTTCAAGAACAGTTAGAGGCTTTGAAAAAAGAACCAAGACAAAAAGCCTTTTCAATATTTTTTAATAAATATCCTGATACTGTTCAAGATAGTGAATTACAGACTAAATTAATTCAAAGGTACAATCAAATTAAAGAATCTAATGAGATTGACCCAGATTTAATTGTTAGAGACTTAGAATCTGCATATTTTAGCTTGAGAGGTGCTGAAATATTAAAGAAGCAAGTAGCTAATGATTTTTCAAATGAACAATTTAGTATAGGAGCTCGCTATACAGGAGCTACTCAAATGAATGCAATTAGTACGTCAGATAGTACATCTCTTGATAGAAATACTTATAAGGCGGTACAAGATTTATCTCATTTAGGAATAACTCCAGAAAAGGTTAGGACATTAAAAAAGAAAGGCTATCTATAATATTAAGTATAAATTACATATATGGCTAGAGACATTATTAAAAGAAAGGGTGAAAGCGGACAATCTCATAAGAGATACCGATTAACCAACTCAACTGTAGTTGAAATTGGAAATCCTGTGTATCTAACTTCAGGAAGACTTGATTTATCAACTACTTCATCAGCAGTACTAGGAATCTCAAGAGAAAATAAAACTGGAACAGGAAGTAACTATTTATACATTACTGAAATCTATCCAGAATCTGAATATGAAATGACCACCAATGCAGATATTACAGCTGCAGACGAAGGAGTATATTTCAAAATGGCTGCTTCAACCAATACTTTTACAGTAGACAAAACATCTGGAGCTCAGACAACTACTAACAGACAATTAGTTATTACTAAATTTATTTCTGCTAGAAAGTGTTTAGTTAAATTTGTAAAGGTACAAGCATTCCAGGACAACTAATATTTAATAGAAATTAAGTAAATATATATGATTAACATAACAGGTGAACATATCAGACTTGCAAAAGCTGAGTTACAAGCTGCATATCAAGACGGGCTTGATGCACAAATGCCAAAAATACAACATCCTATATTAGGATATCAAACCAGAACATTGCAATTCATTAATGAGCAACTTGCAATCTATTCTGGACTTAGTGAGTCTGAAGCTACTGATGAAGGTGAAAACTACAGTGAGGATACTCCACAAGAGCAGGGTGCTATAACAATCACACCTATCAAGTATACTCGTTCTGTAAAAGTAACTGAGGAAGCTTTGAGATATGCTAATAGGTTTGAGATTGTAACTAATAGAACTGCTCAATTAGGAAAAGCTGCTATCCAGAATATGGAAGGAAAAGCTATTGATATTCTGTCTCTAGGATTTGGTACAACTTACCGAACTGGAGTAGATGGATTGGCTTTATTCTCAGACAGCCACACCCTAACAGGAGGAGGAACTAACGACAACCTTCTAGGAGCAGTACCTCTAACATTTGAAAACTTCAATGCCGCAAGAGTACAACTAGAAAGAATGACCGACAACTTAGGAAATCCACTGGCACCTTCTACTAACTTACTATTAGTTGTAGGACCAGAAAACAGAACAGTTGCTGAGCAACTAACAATGTCATCTGGAGTTTATTCAGCTGCTAACCTATCTACTAACCCATTCCAGGGAATTAGGTTCACAGTTAATAACTACCTATCTGCTGCTGAAGGTAAATATTGGTTCTTAATTGACCTAGACCGTGCAAAAGATATGTTCTTCTTGAACGAAGGATGGATGCCACGATTCACTCAGGAGGATACTCCAGGACAAGGGCTATTTACCAACTACGTATCTGCTCAGTACAGCTTTGACTTTACTGGACATCAGTGGGTAGTAGGTTCAAATGCAACCACCTAATACTAATAATATAGTATAGATAAAAGAGGGTTAAACCCCTCTTTTATTTTGTACTACAAAATGGTATAGTATAACTATAATTAATTATATACACTATGGAAAAAAGACTCTATGCACATCAATATAGCGAAAAAGAATTACAAGCAATGACAGAAATACAACTAATAAATTTACGTTGTGAAAGTCCTTTAGATGTAAAAGCATTAAGTAAAGTATTGCGTAATGGTAGAAAATATACATACGAGCCTAAAAAAGTTGCTAGACCTCTCAAGGCAAAAGTTGAAATAAATGAAGAAAAGTTAAAAGAAGATTTAGCTAGAATGAAAGAAATCAATAAATTTGATGAAGCATTACAAGAAGAAATAGAGGAATTAGAAAGAAATTTTGACCCAGTTAAAGCCAAGAAATTGATAGAAGATATAATGACATAAGAAAATCAAAATGTTATATTAATTATATTAGTATTAATATAATTATATGAGCCTTAAAGAATTGTTAACCAAGCCAATTAGTAATCAAGTAATAATAGATTATGTAAAACAATATGTTTTTAATTTTCTATTCTTATTCTTAATAGTATTTGCAGTAGATTTTGGACCTACATTAATGCAAGAATTACAAGCCGCAGGAATTGACCCTAACAATGTTGCACAAGGTGCAGAAGTACCAGCTATTATTGCTTTAATCACAGCTACATTAAGAGCTATTGGACGAGCAATATTTGCTTCAGCAAGTAAAGTAGCTAAAGAAGGAGTGGGTTCTGTAATAGCAAAATAAAATTATGTTGTTTTATGTAGATAGACCTACAATAGAATATAATGGAGTAAAATATGCTCAAGGTAGAGTATATGGTAGGGAAGACGCATTAAGAGCATTACAAAAAGTTACTGAAGCTATTGTAGTACCAAGAACGGGGAGTTTTAGAAGTCCAAAAGAACAAGAGGCTCTAGTACAGCAAGGTACAAGTTGGACAACTAACTCTAATCATAGAAGAGGTTTAGCATTTGATATTCAAAACTTTAATGAAGTTAGAGATAAATTATTAGCTAATGGATTTACACATCCAGCTACACAAGAAGGTTGGAATATGGATTACTTTCATTTTGTATATGGAGGTAGTGAAAAAGAAGTAGCTAGAACTCAACCTATTTTAGATTTAGAAAAAACAGATTCCAAACCATTACCAAATAAATTAAGTATATTTATTAACAATATAACTATGAGTAAAAAGTTTCCACAAGGTAGCAATGAATACATAATTAGAACACAGGAGGTGGCGTTTACATTATTAGTGCAAATCCCAGATGCAGCTATATATATTCAAAACAGGTATCCAGATATAGATTCATTTACAAAAGAATTTGTATGGTATTGTGAAAATAAAACTAATCAAGAAACAATAGAACATTGGACTAGAGTAATACAAGACCACAAAAGAGAAAACCCTGATATGTATGTTACAAGTAATTCTAATAAATATCAGAATTTAGTAAACTTTGTACAAGTAAAACTAGATGAGGTAAAGAAAAATATACAAAGTTTTGTAGACAGTAACAAATAAAACTTGACAAAATATAACAAATAATATATATTGATATTACATCTTTTCTTGTTCTTTCTTAGTATACATTCTGTATCGCTCTCACAAACGCTGTGTGTAGAGAATTTTATAGAGTTCCTGCCAATTAGAGGAGTATCAGGCTTGACAATCTGGTACATAAGCTTGTCCTCGCAGTCAAACTTTGGTCCACACTTCGTACCTTCTTAGCGGAAGGGTATAAAATTCTTTGCACATAGCGTTTGTGTTTATATAACAACAATAATATGAAATTTACTGAAGCAGAGGTAAAAAAAATTCAAGCTAAACAAAATGGTAAGGAAATTATACCTTTAGAAGATGAAGAGTATGATTTAATTGTGAAGTATTTAGATGATATGGGATTTGTATATACGCATATCCCAATGGAGACATATACAACTTCTTGGAAGGTTAAGAATAGAAATACAAGAATAGGGGTAAAAAGTGGTTTCCCAGACTATATCATTATAATACCCTATTGGTGGGTAGGTAAAAGGCATAATGTACTTCTATTTGCCGAAATTAAGCGTCGTAAAGGGGCAACACTAAGAGCAAACCAGAAAGAGTGGTTACATAATCTAAGAAGCTGTAATGAATTAGCAGAAGTATTCTATGGAGCTGATGAACTTAAAGCATACATTGACGCATTAAGGACTTGACAAAATTGGTAAACTATGTTATAGTAGCCATACCCTTTCTAGTAATTAGGGTGCATCTGAACGCCTAAGACCAGATATATCTAGTAATAGATTGACTGGTCTTTTTTCTTTTACATAAAACTCTTGACAAATTTGACACTTTATGGTATAATTACGGAGTAATAATTAAACACTACACTTATGTATAAAATAAGTACAAATAGCAAAGAACAAGCAGAAAAATTAAAGTCTAAGTTAGAACTTCAACTTATAGACTTACAATTACAAAAAGCTAGAATAGAAAGTGATATATACTACTATTCATTGTTAGAAAAAGACTTACCATTATCTAAATCAGATAAGCTTGTAATTAGTCAGGACAAGAAAAATCTATCTATGTTAAGACAAGTTATTGATTTCTTTAGTGCAAAGGTTAATAATATAATAGAAGATAATATTGAATCAGATGAAAAAGTTACTACTAAACATACTAAAAGCAAGTCTATTAATCGTAGGTCTTAATCTATGGTGGAAACTTTGTATAACAATATGGAATTTAATACTAAATATATGATAGATAATGTAATGGACAAAATAATAGACGGTCATTTACAAGATGAAGAGATGGCTCAAGAACAATTAGAATTAGCTTATAAAGAACTAGACTCAGCTAAATTTATTACTGATGATGTAATAGATATACTAGCAGATATGGTTAGTTACTCAGCTCATAAGTTGTTAGGAACAAAGATACAGGATATTGATTTAAGTAATATTACTAATAAATTTATCAATGTATTAACACTAGAAGAATTAGTATTATTAGGACTTGTATCTAAAGAAAGAGTATTAGAAGTATATAATGATTTAATGTAAATATATGGCAAACATCACAGTATCAAAAAAAGTAAAAAGTTATTTAGATAGTCCTGAATTAACAGAAAGGCTACAAAATGCAATGACCC